AGAATTCGTTGGCGGCTGTGTCGTGATCGTATTCGAGTACGTGTCGATCGCGGTATACACGTTGCCCGTTGTAATAATCGGAAATTCTGTCCCGAGAGCCATCGAAATCCTCCGGCGCCGTTGCGCCCAATTTGCTGTACTGCTTCCCTGCCAACCCCGAGATCAGCCGGTGATGTTCGCCAAGATAAACCCAAGCCTGGGCGCCGTCACCACGATGTCGCCGCCAAAGCAAAGCTGGCCAGCGCTGTCCACGGAGTTCGGCAATTCCTTGAAGCCTGTGAACCCGAAGCCGAACAGCTCATGCTCCGAGATGTGGACATTCAGGAAGTCGGTGTTCATGCCGAACACGTAGCCGGTCGGGCAATACTGATCGACCACAAGCCGCTGGTTGTTGAACCGGATGGCGGTGAAGCCGATGTTCTGCGCCTGATCCACCATCACGTTGTCGTTGACGCGCTGCGCCGGAACCAGTTTGTTGTAGAGCTGGTTATAAATCGACTGCGTGGTGGCAATGAGATTCGGCTGACGATTGCCAAAGGTGGCCTGGCCGTATGCCTTCTGCAGCGTGGTCACTGAGAGCGGCCCACCAATATTCTGGTAGTAGCCGTTGATGCCAGTCGAGGCGCCAGAGCCGATTGCGGCACGCGGCAATCCGCCATAGGTCGGATAGTTGGTGCCGTCGTCGTACCCGGCAAGCAACCCGTCGAGCGCGATCTGCGAGGAGACCGTGCCCTGCCCATCGTTGTACGTGTCGATGGCGAGAGCCTGGGCCAGAGCCTGCGACCCGTTGATCATCTTCTCTTCAACGAAGCTCATCACCGCATTCGATCCCATGTTGATGGGGAGTTGTGTCCCCTGGATGGTCACGTTTGCGTAGTAGAACTTGACGGCGAAGGTCATCGCCGTGTCCGTCTGGACATAGGAGATGTCGAAGGTGGATCCAGGTGCGAACGGGCCAGCCTTCAGCGGCGCGTACTGGATAGGCTGTTGGATGTACAGGCCACCGGGAAACGGCCGAACTGTATCACCCTTGAAAATCAGCACGAAGACCGGAGAGACCTTGTAATACTCGTCCACCAGCTCCGGAACGATCTCCTGTTTCGTGACTGCCGAAATATCGTTGATTGACAGCGCCATTTGACTGGCCTCCCCATGAATTTACTAGGCGGTTTGTTCCGCCAAACGCTTGTCGAGCAAAGCAGCCGCGCGCTGCGCACCGGTCGTGGCTGTGCCATCGCCGGCTACCGCGCGCTTCTTGAAGTGCATGATGTTCGAATTGACGGACGGCGCCGGCGTGGTGCCGGGGACATGCTGGCCGGAAGTGGCTTTGACGCGCTTCTCGACCTCAGACTCGATCGTCCGCTCGGTGACCACTGGCGCAATGTAATCGTTGTACGCTTCAGTCAACGTGGCATACCGCTTGCCGCCGCCAGTTTTGACCGCTTCGTTGTTGACCTTGAGGAAGTCGTTGAACTTGACTTCTTCCGCGTCATCCCAACTCTTCCCGGTCGCTTCCTGGTGCCGGGTATAAATCTTCACCAACTGCAACGCGTCGGTGCGAACGCCCGCGCGAACGCTGTTGTAGAGTTCGTCGCCGCGCGACTTAATCGCGGTATCAAGTTCAGCCTTGATGAAATCGCGATTCTTCTGCTCACGCGCGTCGAGCATCCGCTCGACGGCACTAAGATCGAACTGTCCGCCGGTATTCGCAGGCGGTTCGCGCCGCGCTGGCGGCGGATCATCTTGAGTCCGTGCCGCAGGTGGTGGATCTTCTTCGCCTTCGTAGTAGCTCCGCAGCTCGTCTCCGCGGGTAAGCTTCGTCTTGACTGCAGCATTTCCTTCCAGTTTCGCAAACTCCGCCGGACTGAGGATGCCCTTCAAATCGTCGAGTATCGCCATAAATGTCTCCTCGCCTAAGCCGCGTGCGTCGAATCAGTTTGTGATGGAGGTGGCGCGGCTGAACCGCTCGCAGCGGGTGGTGCATCGGAACCGGAGTCGGCAGGTTTGTCTTCTCCCGAATCCAGCGTACTGGGGTCTTTCTTCAGGCCTTGGACAACGAGCTTCTTGACGCTTTCCTTGATCTCGTCGATCCCGGCCTTCCATGTGGGGACATCTTTCTTGAGCTTTGCCATCTTGCTAAGGACTCGGTAAACGCCTGTGAGCCCCTTCATCAGCTCCTCGTCCGCATCCGTGTCGCCGTCCTTCTTCGCACCCGAACCGCCAGCGGCCGCATCGCCGCCAGCGGGCATGTTGTCGTAGAAGTTCGGAGGTGCGGCGGCTGCGGGGGCGGCGGGCATTTACTTGCCTTGCCCCTTCACCGGATACCCGGTCTTCACGTTGACGCTGGTCCCGCGATCGGGAATCGGCTCGCCTTCCCTGATCTGGTGACCGAATGCAACAAATCTTCCGCCGGAAATGCGAGGGCTAACGACATCGACGCCGAAAGTCTCTTCGCTCACCGACTTCTTGTTGCCCTGAAAACTCTGTTCGCGCGCTGCCTGGCTGCTGGCCATTGAGCAACTCCTCTACAGGTTGTTGGGGCCGGCGTACCGGCCCCGGATTGTTGGCTTACCCTGACTTTCAAGAGGGGTTACTTTTCCCTCTTATGTCCACGCTTGTGACCCTTGCGCTTGCCGCCACGCTTGTGACCTTTACGCATATGCGTTCCTCCTTTGGTGGAAGTCGGTTTGATAACGGAGCCTGCACTTCGGTCAGGTCGAAGATTTCTCTCCAGCCTCGGATGAAACAATAAACTCAACTTAGGAAAAGCAATACGTTTCGGGAGAGAAAAAAGCACTTAGCCTACAATGCCTCGCTTTGGTATACTTTGCTGCATGGCAAACGGCTATCTAACACCGGCTCAAGTCGCCGAACAGCTTCAACTTGGGATTGAGACGATTTATCGCTACCTGCGAAGCAAGAAGCTGCGTGGCGTGCGCGTAAGCCATAAATGCTGGCGTATATCGGAAGCGGAGTTGGAGCGGTTCATGAAGAGCACGAATGCCTAGATAGGCTTACTTCTTTCCGTGGCCTTGATGTTGCTGTTGTCCAGCCCCCGCCGCCTGCGCCAGTTTGATCTTTACTTCGGCTTCGACGAGCAATTCGCTCTCGATTTCCATGATCTGCGACTTCGACAGCCCAATTTTCCGGAGCAACGCGCGCCGCGAAATATCGCCCATTTTCCGCAGAACAAAGCCCACCTGAATCTCATCCTGCTTCTCGATCGCGAGCAGTGACCCCTTGCGAATCTCGAACACGACCTGGCGCACGAACTCTTCCGGCTCCATGCCTTTTTCAATGAACGATCCGTAGATCGGCTCGAAGTCCGCGTCCGTCAAACCCTTGGTTCCAAACTTCTTGACGCGGCTTCTGGAGGTTTCGAACTGCATCTTGTTCGAAGTGACCATCGTTCCGACTTCGGTGAGGAACGAGTGTAGGCCTCTACCCATGAACCGAATGGGAATCGACCGCGAGTTCATGATCATTTCGAGCGAGTCGCCGCCCGGCACCTGCTTTTTCTGAAGAGATTGGTTGATGGCCGACGACCCGGATGTCGCGTCCTGTTCTTTTTCCACGTCTTGTTTGAAGGTGAGCACATACGCCGGAATCTCGCCGGGCTTCGGATACACCGGCTGGAATGGCGCGTTGTTGTTGACCATCACCTTCGCGCCCGGCGCACCAGGATCCATCGAATCCCAGACCGATTGCGAAAACGCAGCTTTCGGCGCCACGATCTTTGGCTCAATCACCGAGCGAATCATGTCCATCAGCCCGCCGTTGATGCGATTGATGATGTCGGACATCAAGGCTTGCGGCTCGAGAGGCGACATCCCCTGCGAAGACCACGGCACACGGATCAGCCGCAGTTTCGCGAACGGGAACATTGCGTGCCAATAGGGATTGCAGGTGTCCTGCAGAATCTTGCCGCCGGCCCAGACGATGAAGCGACCGCGCGGATACCAGAGCTCGCCGGGTTCTACGAGATACGACCAGTTGTACTCCTTCGGTCCGACTCTCTTGGTCACAGACCCTTCGTTGATGCTCCCGTCCTTGAACCAAACCTGCTTCAGCATCACGCGCGGGAACCGCGATCTCTTCGACTGCTGCGGAGTTTTGACGCCCATCATGCGGCGGAGAGGCGGCGAGAGGCGCGCCCACGATCCAGCCGATATGCGGCCGGGCCTCGTGACATCCGTGCCCCCGCCTTCGGAGTCTAGGTCTGGCTCGACTTCCCTTGCCAGATCGCCGTACGTGCGGAAGATGGTTTCAATGGTGACGGGCCAGCGCGCGACCACGCACTCATCGTTTTGCAGTTTCTGCCCGGCACCGATCGATCCTACATTCATCGGGCCAAGAGGCAGGAACTCGCAATCCCCCATGCCGTTGTTCATGGCGGCGTTCCACTGTACTTTACAAAAGCCCGTATGGAGCAGCGCCCACATCACCGACTGCGAGAGTTCTGTCTCGAAGTCCGTCATCCGCGCCCAGAGGCTAATCATCTCGTTAAGGAGTTGCTCGAGCTTGTCGTAGCTCTCGTCGTCCTGCAGGAACTTGATTTTGAAGTCGGGTTCGATGTCGGTGAGGAGTCCGGCCATTTCGATGAACAGCCGGACAAGGCGATTGACGGTGGGACGTGAGCGGCCGAAGCGAGCCTTGGCCGTCCACTGCTGGCCACCCAGGTAATCGATCAGCCGGGCAGTCAGCTTCATTTCGCGGGAGTCGCCTAGTTCCCGCTCCCATTCGTCGTAGACAGCCTCAGACCACTCGAGAACGTCCTTCTCAAGTTTGACTTCTGGGCGCTCTGATGTGTCGGCCATCGGCTGAAAGTGTAAAGCACAGCAAGCATTTTCGCCCGGAAGCGGGAGAGATTATTTAATCTTGCCCCTAGACTTGCCGATGACAATGGTGCCAGCCCACCTGTCTAAATCAAGCTCCGCGTTGCAGCGGCGAAGATAATCGAACTTCTCGCAGGCTCCATGCGTCCGCTTGGAATCCCCTGAACCGCTCTCATGCTCATTGCGGAATCGGAGGCATCGACACACATCACTGACGAGCTTTATGTCTTCGCCGGGGAAGCGGCGTAACCTTCAACGTCGATGTATCGGTGGATATGGCTGAATTTGCAACGTGGCGGCCAGAACGCATCCAAGCATTCTTCCGTGGGATTGCGGAGGTTTTGGCAGCGAAGGCAGATGTTGAAAAGGGGGGCCAGAGTCTTTAAGTTAGGCGGGTCGGTTAGAGGTTTGGCGAACATCGCCGACCCACCATCACGATGCCGTCCCTCAGCTCAAAAAACCGAGCGAATCTTAGGGCGGCGGAGGTGCCAAATGCTTACCCGCATTTTGGTACCCGCAGGCAAAGGTGGTAGCACACCGGAGTCTGCGGCCTATGAGGCTCCCTACGGAGTAATCCGTGGGGAGCCCTCATAGGGCTTGTCTGTCTAGAGTATACCGCCCATGTGGAAAATGACACAATAGATTTGCAAGCGTGGTATCTTAAACCTAATGAAGCGCGAGCCTTCCAAGCCGGATGCTACAGCTTTCGCAGAAGCCTTATCGAAGCTCGTTTCCATGCCTCGCGCTGAAATGCAGAGACGCGAAGCGAGCGTACCAAAAGCCCCCGTTTCACGGCATCAGCGATACAAGTACGTCCCCGCAAAGCCCCCACAGAAGCCCTAGAATGACCCCTCCTCCTTCCCGGTCAGGTCTTTCCAAGTGAGCCTCTTTCCGCCGATCTGCGTAAGAGCGATACCGAACCGGTCTGCATTGGTATAGGGCTTATCCTTCGTTGCGCGGTGTTCGTACCGAAAAGCCTGTTCATCGATGTAGCGGAACAGATGAAACGGTTCTACGCTGATATACGTGCCGTGCAATCCCCTCTTGAGCAAAGCCCAAAAATTCTCGATCCCTTGCGTGTGAACCTGGCCCCGGACGTATTCGTTCGCGTGGTTGATGATTTCGTGCGCCAGATTGGTTCCCTTGTAGCCGCCCCATTCGTCAGTCATAAGGGTAGACCCATCGGCGATGTGCTTCTCTACAAGCCCGTGGAGAACTTTCGAGGTCCGTTCCGCCACCACTTCCGCCCGAATGCGGCCTGTACGCTCCAGCATCCCAACGGCGATGGTTTTAGCCATCGCTCCCACCGGTACGCCGCTAAACCCCGTTCCCTTGGGCCGCCGCGACTTGTGCATATTCTTGACCTTGCCGCCGATGAAGGTTTCGTCCATCTCGACGATCTGACCACCACCACCCAACGCGCATTCATCGGGAGATTGCAGAGCAGAGCGCAGACGGTGCAGTAGGTGCCATGCCGACTTCTGGGCGATTCCAAGCTCCCGCGCGATCTCATGGCTGGAAACCCCATTCTTGCAATTGCAGAGCATCCACAAAGCGATGAGCCATTTGTCGAGAGAGAGCGGCGAATCCTCGAAGAGGCTGTTTACCTTGACGCTAAACTGCTTGCGGCAGGAATAGCACTTCCACCTTTTCTGAGTGGCCAGCCAATAGTGTTTGCGGTCACCCTCTTCTACGCCGCACTTTGGGCAAACGGGAATCCCGTTCGGCCAACGCAGAGCAGCAACGGTGTCAATGCAGGTCTGTTCGTCGCTGTAGTAACGGATTGCTTCGGTAAGTGTCTTTGGAATGTACATTTGTAGATACCTTGATTAACCCACAATCAGAATAGCAATATCTCTTGGGTTAGTCAAGGTATTTATTACCGTTTACACTTATTGTGTCGAAGCCAGCGCGTTCTCGAAGCGCTTTTCCCACTTGTTAAGTTCTTCCGTCAGATACTCGTTCTGCCCCGACAACTCCGAGTTGAGCTTGACCGTCGCCAGAATCTCCGCGCCATTTTTCACGCCCAGTTTGCGTAGCTCCGCAGCCTGCTGACCGTCGATGATGACGGGTTCGCCCGCCATGCAGCATCGGATGAGCGAGGCAATGGTCGGATGGAACCGCTCGCCCAGCGCTTCCTTGGCTTTCATGTAGACTTCCTGGTTGCACCAGACTTCGACTTTGATGTCACCCGGTCCCGGCCCGAAGCGCACAGTCGGTTTGATCATCTCCGGATTCATCGCCCAAAACCGCGCATGGGGCATGCGGTGCCCCATGAGGCAAAAGCAGTCCACGTTGTCGCGCATCGCCATTGCTTTTGGATTGCCGGCATCGCGGCACAAAGGACAGTACGCGCCGGTCTGGTTGTCACCTACAATTTGTGGCTGCATCCTCGTCTCCTCTACCAACTGTCATCAATCTCTTGCTGCCCGCTGCCAAAATTTTGCATCGCGCTGCGATACGCGTACACCATGTCCGGCAGAATCTCAGTCGAATGCACGCCGTGCTTGTGCAACTCAAACTCTGCGCCCATTTGATCAAAGATGGGACTAAAAAGCGTATTGGCATTGGTGACCGGGATGGGCCGCACCGTCCAACCGGGATTCACGCCCTGCGCTTTGATGGCTTCCGCATTCGTATTGTACTGCCCGCGCTGGCGCATGAAGTTGTCGTACACGCCGTAGATGAACACCTGCCCATCGTCCCGGTTTTTGTCTTCAGCCACAGCCGCCGACTTCAGATGCTTCGTGGTCTCGCGCAGGCAATACAAGCCAATCATGTGCGAGAACACCTGATCGTCCTCGTTCCCCTGGCCTTCGATGCGATCGCCATCCACGGCAGCAAAGTCGATCATCTCGTCGAGCGCGTCTTCATCTCGAATCACAACCGTGTGGTCAAGCAGCGCTTCGTTCATGCAACCAATGATCTCATCGCGCGTCTTTGAGTTCGTGTACCAGTGAAGATAGTTCGAAGCTTGATGAGTGAGACGGTCCTTGTATTGCGGGCGATAGAGGTTCGGGTAATCGAGGTCACGCAGTTCATTGCCCGTCGTGATGCCATCCTTCGCGTACTCGCAAGCCACTTCCGCTGAGTTATAGAAAAGCCCGATAGCCGAAATGACGTGCGCCGCGCGCTTCGGCGGAATCCAGCCTAGCCATGTGGCGACTACCGTGTCCGGCTCCATACCCTCGCCAGCACGCCAGACGGTCACCGATGTGTAATTGCCGCCGTTGCCCAGCGCAATATCACTAGCAACATAGTACGTTGCGCCGCGTTCCGGCATTTCCCAGACGTGGAATCGCTTGCCGCCCCTGCCTGATTTGCGCCGCGGCAGAATCTCGTCTTCGTCCACCGGTACGATGTCGCTGGTGTTCGCGCCTTTGTCGATCGAAATGAGCGTGATTTCACCTGCGTAAGTGGGCCTGCAGGCTTTGTTAAGTTGCTGCCACTCTAGTGAGTCTTTATCGAATGCGCAGAGGCCAGATGACTGGAAAGCCTGCGCCGGAGTTAGCGGGTAGGATTCAATGAATCCAGATTTAGCGTTACTCCCGGCGCGGCGCGCGGCGCGGAACGCTGTCCTATAAAAATTCCAAAACGCATCTGGAATTGCAAAGTGGTTTTCCTTCTTGATGCGTTCGTTGAAGTTCTTCTCGTCATCTGCTAGTTCAAATGTACTGTCGGCCACCTTGTAATATTTTCTGACCTTGTACACGGGGATGAAAACGGGGCGAAATTCGGTTTCTCCATCTACCGCCGCGCACCACTGCTCGTAGAATAGGCCGTTCCTCCCCAGGCCGGTGGACTCCATCACACGAAAGCCATGCTGCGCGCTGCGCGTACTGGGTTTGATATCCGCTTCGTAGAGCCCGTTCTCGGGATATCTTGAGACCTCGGACATATGGAGGTTCGAAATCGAGCGCCCGATGGCGACACCAGAAACTTGATTGGCTGGCGATACTTGAATCATCGAACCAAGGCCAGGATCAAGACCACGCAGTTTCTCATCCACGCGCTGAAATTCGATTGCCCCTGTTTTTGTCTTGTAGATGTATTCGGGTCTCAACCACCACGGGAGCAGATAGTAGGCGTTTAAGCACATATTGTAAAGGTGGGTGTTGGTCTTGATGTCTTGCGCAATCACCATCGTGAACATGTGCGGATGGAAAATGGTTTGATGAAACATGGCCGCGGCCGTCCAAACGGAGACGCCGGTCTGCCGCGGTTTCAGGATGATAAGATTGCATTCGTCTTTCGCTTCCCACTCTTCCTGCATTGCCTCATAGACCATTTCCTGATGGTCCCAGAATGGGTAAAGGGTTTTGAGAATGTTTCTTTCTGTTTTAATTGTGTGATAGTTCTCTAAGTAATATCGCTTGTCGAGGCACTTATCGATTTCCGTATCAATCCACACAGCCTCATCCGCCGAAAGTCGAGCCCACGCGGCGCTCACATTTTTGTCCGCCGCAACGTAGTGCTGGTCGAGGAGTTCGATCGCATCATTAAGCTCCGGGTTTTTGCGAGGAAGCCTCAATCGTCGCCCTCTTCTTCGCCTTCTTCGAGATCGACACCAATATCTGCGAGTTCATCTTCGACCGACTGATCAGTGTCCGCGTCGATCGCATCAACGATCACTTCCTCGTCTTCGTTCTTCAGCCCGCGCTTCTCTCGGATCGATCGCAATCTCGACTCAAAACTCATCCCCGGCTGATAGCCTGGCGCGTTTAGATTGTTGTTGAATTGAGTATTGTTTTGGACGAGTGGAGCCTTGGGTTGCGCGACTTCCTGCAGGCTCTTGATGGTCTCGATGGTCTTCAACTGCATGGCGATGTCCGGCACATTGCGGAATTTGCCGCCGCCCGCGGGCACAAACTTCTTCGCCGTTAATCCACGATCAAAGACTTCACCCACGCCGTCGAGTTTCTCTATGACGACTTCGTTTACGCGCAGCGCCACCATCTCATTTGAGCAGCGGTAGCGGTATTCCTTGCACCGGTCGATGGACTGCTGGACGATGGACTGCGCGACGCCTTCTTGCCCAGAGATATCCTCGATCGTCATCTGCTTGCCGACGTGAAGGAACCAGCGCCTGCGATCAGACGGCCCCGGATTCTTGTAGGGCGCCGCTTTCGCGCTCCGCTTCTGTATCCGCGTTGGCATTAACGCTAAGGCTGAAGCCACTTGGGGGCCCGCCAAATTCTGTTCGTTCTGGAGCGTACTCTTCCGGGGCATAGTTGCTCGGCTCCCTTTGGTCGGTGTTTTCTAAAATCAGCCGCTGGAAGATGGTGATGGTCTTCTCCAGCCGCGTGCAGGCTTCAAAGCAGCGAACCGCGGCCGCGGTCAGTGCCTCGGCATTGATCTTACCAATTGCGACCTGCATCGCCTGCTTGTGCTCTTCGAGCAGCGCTGTAGTTTTGTTTTGGTTGGAATCGAGAATCACTTTCATTTCCGCGCGGATCGCGGAGAATGAGGACTTTGCGGACTCGAGAGTGGACTTCGTTTCCTGCTCGTTTCGGTCGAGGGCGGTCTGGGTCTTGTTTTGGATTGCAGTGTTCTCGGCCTGGACGGCTCTTTGGGTCTTGCGGAGCTCGATCGCCAGCCAGATGAGGAAGGCTACACCCGCGAGCAGCGCCAGCCCAAACATGCCGCAGAGCGCTGAAATGAGAATGATTTCCGGAGTGCTCATGGGGAGACTTTACGCCGGGTTGCTTTGTGCTTGCAATCTGTTTTTGTGTGATTTAGAGTGTTTCTAATCCTGCCGCCAAGGTTTAGGGTTAAGGCACTCGGCTGATCACCGGGTCGCAAGTGGTGGGGATGGTTCTCTGGCCATCCCCGTCAGCCTCACCAGAGAGGGTTAATGCCGCGTATTCGGACGATAAAACCGTCATTTTTTTTCCATGAGGAGTTATCTCTCCTCCCTCCAGAAACACACCTTTTAGCTGCTGGTCTACTCTGCTACGCAGATGATGAAGGCTACTTCCACGCGCACCCAAAACTCGTCCAAGCAGCGGTATTTCCGATTCGCGAACTCTCCGGAGAGATTCCGGAAATGCTCCGGAGCCTTCAGGAAATTGGCTACATAGATACCGGAAAAACTCCGGACGGGAAAGTGTACGGTCGAGTCGTGAAATTTGATGACCACCAAAAAGTAAGCCATCCAACTGGTAGCGTAATCAAGAAGTTACAGATAAATTGGTGTAATTCTGGAAAAACTCTGGATAGTTCTGGAGAAAATCCTGAACAATACAGGAACGATCACGAAACTCTCCGCCCTGAATTGAATAGAAGTGAGTTTGAATTGGATGGGGTGAGGGTTCCGTGACTTTTATTTACCTCTGTACTACTACCACCATTTGCCGGTTTTTCAATGCTCGCACGGAGAGAAAGTGAACGGAAGATTCCAAAAAGGGCAACACTGGAGACCACGGCGTCCGTATTGGGATCGCAAGTGGCTTTTGTTGGAGTATGTCGAGAAGGGCCGGACTTCCAGTGAGATCGCTGCGGATTTTGGAATCACCGATAATGCCATTTGCTTTTGGCTCGCAAAACATAAAATCCCTGGACGAGCAATGTCTGAGATTCGCCGTCACAAACATTGGGGTGCGGCCGGCGAAAAGAACCCAATGTACGGCCGGGTGGGGGTCTTAAACCCACACTGGAAAGGTGGGCACACCCCATTACGCCAGTCCCTCTATGCCAATCCAGAATGGCGCAAAGCGAAGCGTGCTGTGCGCTACCGCGACAAACACTGCCGCCTCTGCGGCTCCATGCGCCAGCCCGAGTACCACCACATCACACCATTTTCCGAGGCTCCGTTGTTGGTGTTTGATGTTGGAAACCTAATCCTACTTTGCAGAGAGTGCCACTTGAAATTGAAGGGCAAGGAAAACCGTTGGCGCAAAATACTCTATGCGCTCATCGAGGAAGGAGGTGCCAACCCAGTATGGAGACTTACTACAACGACAACTCTGTGACGGTCTATTGTGGGGATGTGCTTGAAGTCCTACAGACGCTGCCAGACGAATCAATCAACTGTTGCGTTACAAGTCCTCCATACTGGTGACCATGGGGCCTCAGAGACTACCAAACGGGTCGATGGGAAGGTGGTTCGGTTGACTGTGACCACAAAACTCTCCATGGCAACCAGGGTGCGACTGGCCAGCGCGCGGATCGGGCTTTCACGGGTGCGCAGAATTTTTACAAAGACGAGTGCCGGCAATGCGGCGCCGTGCGCGTCGATCATCAAATCGGGCTCGAGAAAACGCCGGCCGAGTACATCGAAAAAATGGTGGCGGTATTTCGTGAGGTGTGGCGCGTGTTGCATGGAGATGGAACTTTATGGATCAACATCGGGGACAGTTACGCTGGTTCATGGGGCGCACAATCAAGAGGCAATACTGTCAGCGAGGCGTCATCGGGGCTGGAAGGTACTTGGGCGCGGAGTATTAAAGCGCACCCGCTGGGGTTAACTAGGGTTGGAAGCTTAAAAAACACGCCGGGCATAAAAGCCAAAGACTTAATAGGCATCCCTTGGATGTTGGCCTTTGCACTGCGGGCCGATGGGTGGTACTTGCGCCAGGACATCATTTGGGCGAAGCCGAATCCAATGCCGGAATCTGTAACCGATCGCTGCACCAAGTCACATGAGTACATTTTTTTGCTCTCGAAGGGCCAGCGGTATTACTACAACCAAGAGGCGATTTTAGAACCAGTGTCACCCGGGACTCACGCTCGGTTGTCGCAGGATGTGGAGGCGCAAATTGGTAGGGAGCGCGCCAATGGTGGGCAGAAGACAAACGGGAACATGAAGGCTGTGGCGCGTAGGCCTGTCCATGGATGGTGCCAAGACCCTGGGAACAGCGACCACACTGCGATCGGGTATGCGACTCCCGAACGTTACGGAAAAGAAGAGAAGCGCAAACTAGCTGCGGCGCGAAGTGGTATCAAAAACAACGAGTCCTTCAGCGACAAGGTATGCCTGCTTGTGGATAAGCGGAACAAGCGATCAGTGTGGACTGTTGTCACAGAGTCATTTGCCGAAGCTCACTTCGCCACATTCCCCACGGAACTCATCAAACCCTGCATCCTCGCCGGCTGCCCGCCGGGCGGTACAGTTCTGGACCCATTCGCCGGCTCGTTGACCACCATGCAAGTTGCCCGTGATCTATCTTGCAAAAGCATCGGCATCGAGCTTAATCCGGAGTACATTGACATCGGACTCCGCTGCCGACTTCAGCAACACGTGTTAGATTTCTCAAAATGAAAGGAGCCACCATGGAATCCACTCTCCTCCAATGCCGCCACATGCTCCAGCA